CCTGGTTTATCTTGCATATAAAGAACCCCATTAGCTGCTACACCCAAATTACTATCTTTGATAACTTCTTCTAATTCTTGCTTGCTATAATCGTAAATATCACCATCCTTACCCACTAATCTATAACCATCTTCACCACCTTTGATATATTTCTCCGCATCCCAATTCTCAATCTTACCAATCTTTGTTTCAGGACTGATGTTTAGAGTCATAATAATTGATGGGTATAGAGATGTTAAGTCCAAATCATAAATCCAATCATACTTACCAACGATAGGTTCTTTTACATATGCTCCGATAAATTTTTCTTGGTCATTATCTCTTAATGCCTGCATTCTTTCTTGTCTATCTTTTGGTTTGTTGGTTGCAACCATACCTTTTGTTTTAAGATATGCTAAACAAGCTCCTTCTAACCACTTTGATGAATATATGTAATCCTCATACGGAACATAACCAGCGTGACATATCGCTCTACACAAATCAATGAATTTTAATTTCTCATCCATTGAAACCACTAAGTCCACGTCGACAATGTTATACTCAATAAACTTTTCTAAATCGTTTACAAATAAGTCATCCAAACTACCTTCATACTCAACCTTACCTCTACCCAACTCTTTTGTTGCGATGTGATTTAATGTGTATGAACTTTCTAAACCAAAATTGTATTGTTTGTATAAGTTGATGTAATCCAATATTGCTACACCACCGAAAGACCATTTTTCTCTGTATGGTGAATAGAAACATTGTCCGATACGTGATAATCTTTTTGCATGACTCTCACCACACACATTTTTAATTCTATTATACAAATATGGAATATCAAAAAAATCTATATTCCATCCGGTAAGAATAGTCGGGTCAATTTCCTCGTAATAATTAAGGAAAGCAAGTAAGAGATTTTTCTCGTTATCGAAAATGTGAAGACTAACTTCTCTCCCATCTTTACTAAAGTTTTTGGCATTGTTTTTTACTTTTCGTTCTTTATCTAATACAAATACATCATATAGTTTACTTGCACTATCATGCGCAGCGATTGCTGTCAATTCATTTTGAGCTTCTCTTGTATTCGGTAATCCTGTTATCATTTCGACCTCAATGTCAAAAGTCAAAACTCTATGACCTGTTGAGGGAATATCACTATCGTAAATATCAACTAATACTCTTGTAGTTTCAGGAACATCTGACTCAAATAAATCATCGTTATCTTCCTTTTCCCACTTTGAAATACGGGTTAATCTTTCACCATTCATTGAAAGATGTTGTCCGTGTGGGTCTTTCCTATACGCATACTTTCGGTATGGCATTGTTTGATATCCCGACTTATCATCCCATAAATGGATTAAATTCTTTTGTCTCTCGTAGTATATATTTTGATACATATTTTATTTTTATCTTCCAACATCTGCTAAAAACTTAGCTTTCATTTCTTCCCAAGTTAAACCGATTGCGTCTGCATAGAATAACTTTTCTGGTTTCAATCTTCCTTCTTCGTGTAATTTAGAATATCGTCTGATTGCTTTTTCTTTCCACCATTTAATGGTATAATCATCACCTTGTGCAAACTTTGGTTTCATAATTAATTTATCTTCTTCAATTTTTCCACAAAGATAATCATTACCATTTTCATACATCGGTGCGAAGTAAACACCTCTCTTAAATCCATGATGATATGCATCAGATTTAATTCCCAATTCTTTGAATATTTGTCCTAATATTTTTTGTTTAACACCACTAACTGGGCCTGACTTATCTGCCGATGCTAATTCAATTTGGTCTCTATACCAATCTGCTCTATTCTCTTGTAACCAATGATGCCAAACATCATAAAACTTATCATCAGGTTTGATACTAATTTTACCTTTACTTTCACCCAATGTTTTGAAATGTGGAATACCATTGTATTGTGAATGAATACCATATAGAGATGTTGTTCCAACTGCTACTAATGTATTTTTGTATTTATCTTTCCACTCTTGTCTAAATGTAGGTGAGGTTGTCATTGCGGACACTAATTTACCACCCAAAAAGTTATATCCCAAAGGTTGAGTTGCGATGATTGATGTTCCGATTGCTGTACAATTTAATTTACCACCATTGAATTTGTCCTCTTTTGTCCAACCAATAAATTCATCTCTAACACCCAATGAAGTGATATCACTACCTAAACTAATAACACCTAATATCTTACCACTTACTCTATCTTTTACATATGCTTTAACATTACGACCTGGGTTTGGTGTGAATTCCATTGAACTGATTAACTTTCTAACATATGTCCATCTAGTTGCTTCGTCACCTTCTCCAACTAATTCAACATAGGGTTGCATCTTTTGAATTTCTTTGATTGTTCCCTCTTTGTCCATTAAATCTTTCGGTTCCCAAATCTTATCGTATTGTTGATGAAGTGCAGGAAGTAATTTCATACTTGCATGCAAATCTTCATTCCACTCTAACCACTTTTTATAAAGAGTTTGTTCTTGTACTGACATTGTAAATAAGTAATCCAAGTTTTCAATCAACTCTCGTTTACTTCTTTCAAAATCAAATGCGTCTGTTTTTTTAGCTTCGTTGCCTGTGTCCCAAAATTTCATATATCTAATATACTTAAATTATTTGATATTACCAACTTTATTTTATTTAACTTTTTTCCAGTTTTTGCTATACTAATTCTTTTTTTAGTTTCTTCTGACATTGGATTTTTATGTTTTTTTCCAGTTTTTGCTATACTAATTTTTTGTTTAGTTTCTTCTGAATGTGATTTTCCAAACATTCCATTTTTATCTCCATTCTGCAATCCAATATGTGCAATACTCATTTTTTTTCTTTGTTCAATTGTTCGTTTTGTTCCTATTTTTGATTCTCGTATTTTTTGTTTTGTTTCTTCGGAATGTGGTTTATGTTTTTTTCCTTTTTTTGCTTCACTTATTTTTCTTCGTGTTTCGTCAGAAAGTTTTCTTCCACACTGTGCCGCACGTTGTTTAATCTTATACGATTCACCACGTTTTATACCAATGGTTCCTTCACCACCATCCGTCAAATTTACTAAATTGCCCTCTTGTAAATCTTTTCTACCATAAAATTTAATCCAATATTTTTCTCGTTCACACGCTTCTTCCCATGACAAATTATCTTCAATAATGATAACTTCATAATCCGATTTGTTTACTATATTATGCCAATATTTAGTTCTTTGATTTTTTTTATTTGCTCTTTCGTAATTCGTATCACTACCAATACCTATATAAAAAAATTCATTTTTATCTAATCTTTTATGACCATATGTATATGCCATATTACCAAAATTTCGTTTTTATATCAGTTTCAGGTTCTATCGTTGTGTGATGTTGAATTGCTTTGTTAAATTCCTGTGTGTTTTTTGGATAAGGTCTAATTTCGTGCTTTAATCTTTTCTTTAAGTCTTTCTTTTCTTTCTTATCCTCACCCAATATTTGTATGTATCTGTGTTTTGGTGGTTCTTCCCTTCTCCAAAACTCTTTATAACCATCTTTTCCAATTGCTACTCTTAATGCTTCTAAATTACCACTACCCCACATAGAGAAAACCGTTCTACTATGTATCCATTTGTAAGGGTCATTTGATAGAGATATTCCGTAATTTGGCATCAATGCAATATCAGTATTCATTCCTTGATAAATCCAATTAGTTGCCTGATAAATACCACCCAAATGCTCTTGTCCGTTATCTGCATATGATATTAAAACTTTGATTGCTTTATCATTCTCTCTAAACCACTTAAACGATTGTCCTAATGCGTATGACTCAATATTTGAACCATACCCGTCATCACAATATAATCTTGTCAATTCTAAAATGTTATCTTTTGTAAGGCCTTCACAAACCGATGTTGATGCTCTTGCACCTACTGGAAATCCATAAACCAAACATCCAATTAGTTTATCACTATCACCGATTGCATTTACCTCATCCGTTTTATAAAATATTCCCAATGCGTATCTACACGCAGTCCATGCGTGAGTATAGTGTTTCTTAACTATAATTTCTTTTGCAACTGCCGAACTGATTTCTCTAACCGATACTCTACTCGTATCGCAATATAACTTATTTAACTCTTTCAATTGGTTCTAATTTTAATATTTCTTCGGTATATTTCTCTAATGTTTTTGGATATGGATACAAAGGGTGTTTTATATTTTTCAACAATTCCTTTTTATCTTTTTTATCTTTGCCCAAAATGTAGATATACCTATGTTTCTTTGGTTCTCTTTTTACCCAAAATGGTTTATCAATAAGTTCTTGCAATTTGAAAGGTGAGGTTGTTCCCCAATAAGGTGCCATAGTTCTACCATGTATCCATTTACCATCTTCTTCAAAACGAAAAGACCATGTGTCGTTGGGTCTAATACTTGTTCCTTGATATAACCAATTTGTTGCCTGATATATTTGTCCTTTATGTCCTTGCACAGGGTCGGAGTATGATATCAATGCTCTTATTTGTTTTGCGTTTTCTTTTAACCATTCAAAAGACTTTCCGACAAACCAACTTTCAATGTTACAACCGTATCCGTCAAATACAAAAAGTCTTACCAATTCCATCACTTCCGTTCTATTCAATGTTTCACTTATAGATACTCCACAATGTCTACCTATTGGGTCACCATAACAAATTACTCCAATTAGTTCCTGATTTACTCCACCAAAAAATTTATGTTCGGTGTCGTTTTCGTAGAACAAACCCAATGCGTAACTAACTTTTGTCCATTGTTTTGAATAATGATGTTTAACAATTATATTCTTTGCAACCGACTTTTCTATTAACCTTACACTAAACTTGGAAGTATCACAATATTGTTTATCTTGTACTTTCATATGGCCACTTAACCATGTGTTTCCACGTTTCGTTTGTAACTATTTTTTTGATGTTAGCAGGTGAAACTCCATAGTTCCTAGCTATTACATTAATATTTCTATGACCTATTTTGTATAGTTCCCTAATTTGCAATACCTGCTCTTCTGTCAGTTTATGCATTGGATGTGCTTCACCTCTTAACATGACTCTAATATAACTAATTTTTCTCACAATACCAAATTTACTTTACTGCCTCATTGATTGCATTTACATATGCTATTTTTGATGAAAGACCTGAGAATCTTTGTAATTCAACACCATTTTTTTCAATAATTACCGTTGGAACTGAACGTACTCCATATTGTTCGGTTATTTCACTATATTCATCTATATCATATTCTTCAAATTTTACATTTGAAAATTGACCTTTTATTTCGTTCATTACCGGTGCCAGAGCTCTACACGGGCCACACCATACTGCACTAAATTTTTTGACCGTTACCATTCGTTTTATTTTTGAATTCTTCATATTCTTCCAATAGGGCATCAACTACGGAATGTCTATGATTTACTAATAAAGTTTGAGATGCCATTTCTTTTACTTTCTTTGCAACTCTCAACAAAAAGTTAAAACCACTTTCTCCTTTTTGTTTTAAGTCTACCTGTGCCGAATCACCACATACTACCATTTTACTTCTAATACCCAATCTACTTACAATCATTTCCATTTGTTCATGTGTACAATTTTGTGCTTCATCTACAATTACAAATGAGTCTAAAAAAGTTCTGCCTCTCATAAATGCAACAGGTACAATTTCAACCTGTCCATTAGAAAGTATCTCATCTATTTTTTCTTTGTTGTATAGTAAATAGAAATTTGAATAAATTGGTTGCATCCAAGGTTCCATTTTTTCTCTCAAGTCACCTGGTAAAAATCCAATCTCTTCTTTACTTACCGTAGGACGAGTTATGATAATTTTACTAATTGTTTTCTTAAATAACATATCCAATGCAACCTGACAAGCTAAGAGCGTTTTACCACTACCCGCTTTACCACTAAGAATTGTTATAGCATTATTTAAAATTTTATCTTTGGCTTCTTTTTGTTCTTCGTTTAATTGTAATTGAAACTTAATAGGGCCTTTTGGTTTTTGTTTATCTTCTTTAATTTTCTCTGTCAATTCTTTGTGTTTTGTTGATTGATTTTCTCCCATAACTGGTCTTTTTGTTTATTACCTTTTAGATATTTGGGGTCAAATGGACAATGGCGGCACCCACTCCCACAGCAATCACCTCGTTGAAGGTGATACTCAGGAGTGAACACCACTTTACCATTTTCCAAATAATATAATGTCTTATCATTTTTATTTAACTTCACAAGCACCTCCTGCACAAGCTACTTCACCCGATAAATCTGTGTTATCTTCGATTTCAATAACTTTACTTAGGTCTACTTCCGTAAGTGTTTTCATTAATTCTTCGTACTTTTCTTTTGTACAATCTTCAAATGGTGCCTGAATGTAAGTTCCACCATCGTAAGGTAATACCGAAAGTCCGTTGTAATATTCTTTATTTTCCCACATCCACTCACCAACTGCATCCCATTCATGTTCTCTAATTGAGACTGTTGCAGATACGTTGTGTGTGTTGTTTCCTGTTCTATGTCCTGGTTTAATCCACTCACTATGTACTCTCTTAACTCTTTCCAACAATTGAATAGGCGATTCGGTTCTAAAGATTGCGTCTGCTGGTGCCTTTTGTGGAATACCAATTACCGCAGTATCATGTGGTCTAAAATATTCATCTTCTACTAATTCCGGATGATTTAATAATAAGTGAGAATAAATTGCCTCATTTTTACCCACTCTTACTCTACGAATATAGTAGTCGTTATGCCAAGCGTGAATACCACTACTTGTTCCCAATGTCAATGATGTTGTTCCTGCTGGCTTTACAGTTGTAGTTCTTGCAGATGCATTAATACCCAATACTTCGGCTACTCTTGCATTTTCAACTTTAACAACCTTTGCTGCTTCTTTCATATTCATTTTCAAAACTGCACCACTTCCGATACCTGTCATAGATACACCAATAAGTGCGTCTTTTTCAGTTGTTCTTTGCCAGATTGGTCTTAAATAATGGAAATCGGTGTAACCAGCTTGCAATGTACCAATGAATGATGCGGCTTTAACTCTTTCGTTTAAATCGTTTTGGTCAATAACATCACTTACATTAACTTCACACAAGTTACAGAATTGGAAAGGTCTCAATGCAATCTCACAACATGGGTTAGTTCCCCAATCTTTGTCGTTTGATAAGTAGATACCAGGTTCACCTGCTCCACTTGCTTCTATACGTTTCCACAAATCCATAAAATAAGGTTTGTCAATCTTATGTCTCATTAAAACTGCTGAGTTATTTGCTCTACCCCTCTGTGGATTTGTTTCCCACCATGCACCACTCTTACAGCTAATCATTTGTTCGTCATTTGCAGAGAACAAAGAAATTAATGCTGCTCTACGAATACCACCTGCCAATACTGCATCCGCAATATGACAAACCATATCATGCACTTCCAATGGAGTTAATTTGTCACCATCTTTTTTAGCATCTAAGATACCTTCCAATTTGATTAAACACTCCTTTAAAGGTTGAGGTCCTGGTGCTTTACCACCTGATGTAATCAATCTTGCACCTTTTGCTCTAATATCCCTAAAATCAAATACTGGCTTTGAACCACCAAAGAAATAAGCTTTAACTAATACTGAAATTGAATCCGCCCATCCTTCGATAGAATCTCCAATAAGAAATCTACGAGTTTTATCTATATTTGGTTTTCTAATTTCAGGCAAAGCATCAACATGGTGCTTTTGAACTGAGTATCCTACACCAGTTCCACCCAATAATAGGAACATAATTTCCGAAAATACTCTCCAATCATCAATTGGTGCAAATGCACAATTGTAAATTCTATTTGGAGACATTTCAATTGGTTTACCAGCGAATTGCATTGAACGCATTGATGGTAATACCTTCTTATCATAAACGAATTTATAATTATCTCTAATCTCTTTTTCTAATTGTGGATACTTTTTAATATGCATTTCCATATTTCTTGTAACCAACTCTTCCCATATTTCTCTTCTTTGTAATTCCGGTCTGTATTTTGCATACTTCATATAAACCGTAATTTCAGATAAGATTTTGTTCGAAATGTCCATTTTTTGTAAATTTTTTTAATTTTTGTTAATAAATATTTTTCTCTAAAAAGTGAGAAATGTAAAGATATATATCTGGTCTACTACCATTATACCTGGATTTCTTTAGTTAATTTTAGGGTTTTTTCAAAAATATTTATTAACACTTTTTTTCTTTTTTTAATACTTATCCCATATTCTCTACATATTTCTTATGTAAGAGTTTCTTTTCTAATCCTTCTCCACTTTTACTATCTCGGGTAGATGCCATACCATCTGGAGATGTTGCTGCAAATACATCCATTACACCTGAAAACGTATCAATCTTTGCAGGAAATGTCATTCCGTCAGGGCCAAATCTATTTTTTACAATATGAATACGACCTGTGTTTGATAACTTATCTTTTGTTTTTCTACTTACGGACATTATAAAGTCTGCAGTTTGGACTTTCTTATAAGAATCACCAACACTATCCGCTTGAATAACTTCGTGGTCTATTGCGGCTCTATTGGTCTGTGTTGCTGTCCAAACGGGAATCTTATGTTCACCACTCAATCCTCTCAACTCTTCATAAATACCACCCAATTCTGCGTATAGGCCGTCTCTATTACCATTACCACTCTTTAATAAATCAGCGTAGTCGATTACAATAAGTTTTGGATTGAATCCGGTTTGTTTTACTTTCTCAATGTGAGCTGCAATTGTCTTTGCCGATGCAAATTGTGGTGGATAATATTTAATACGAACTCTACCTGGAACTTGTTTGATTTTACGAATGATTTCTTCTTTTCTATCTTTTTGGTCTGCGGTTGCAATATTAGTAAGAATTGTAGTATATCTTTGTCCTACATAACTTTCGGATAATTCCAAAGTGTAATGTAAAACATCAATACCTCTTTGCAATGCTGAACATGCGATTTTGGATAAGAACCAACTTTTACCGATACCAGAAGGTGCCATTACAACTCCTAACTCACCGGGCCCTAAACCACCATCCATTAGTTCATCAATAACATCCCATCCTGTTGGTGTGGAATCTCTTTTAACATCTTCTAAAATGGACTCAAAGTTTTCAATATAGTCCAAACCTAAATCAGATTCAACACCCACTTTGGATGCCTTCATCATCGTATCTATAATCTGGTCGTATTGTCCGTTCTTTAATAAGTCTACCGATTTGAATAGAGCCTCTTTAACTTTCTGATTCTTTGCAAATGTAAGATATTCTTTCTTTACATATGGTATATCTTCTGCACCAACTTGTAAATAAACATTCTTTAATTGTTCAACTACCGTTTGTTTTAAACCTTTATCTTCAATTTCACCAACTTTAATTTTAAAGACCTCCATTGTAGGAGTTGTACGAAACTCATCAAAATAAGTTTGCGATTCTTTTACAATCCATTGGTTTGCTTGTGATTCGAAAAATGCGGGTTTAGTAATTTCACTTACTTGTTCTAAGAACTTTACATCCGTTATAAGAGAAGCAACAACTTTAGATTGATACGATTGGCCATATTTGACTAGTGTATCTACTTCTTGCATTATGCCTCTGTTTTATCGGTTTCCATTTTTACTTTTCTTGTTGCGGCTTTCCATTCACTTTTTGGAATGAACTTCCACTCACTTGTTGCATTATTAGCATCTTTGTCAGATACTCTAATAATTTTTCCTGTTTTTGTACTTTTAAGACACTTCATTGTTGACCTCCATGTTTTTATGTTATCTAATAACCATTAATAATTCTGATTCTCTTAATAGAAGGTATTTTTTACCACCTACTTTAATTTCTACTCCTTGATGATATGGTGGAAGAATTACTTCGTCATCCACTTTTACACTCATTGGAATTGCTATTCCTGATTGTGTAAATAATCCATCACCCACTGCTTCTACTTTTGCTCTCTTTACATCTTCCGATTTTGCACTATCCGGAATAATGATACCACCTGCGGTTGTAGATTCTTCTCTCGGGTCTAATTCGGTTACTAAAACCCTATCACCCAGTGGTTTTGCTAATTTGTCTGCTGATTTTGCCATAACTTTTTGTTTTTAAAATTTTGCTATATGTGAAAATGTTGATTGTAACCAGTCCAATACATTTGGGAAACCCTCTAACACTCTATTTTTCAAACCATACTTTAAGAAAGTTTGTTTATCAAACTTAGTAGTTGGTTCATTATATCTATCCATAATTTTCATACGAAGATTTCCACTAAATGTTGGTTCTGCTAACTGCATCAATTTACGATTTCTTTCGCAAATTTCCAAATTATTTAAGAATAATTCGTGTGCTTTTGATTTTTTAGGTAATGTGTTTACATAATTAACCATATCGGTAGTATCAACCAATTGGTGTTCAGATAACATTGGAAATGCTTTCATAATTGATTTAACACCCAACCCACTAATACCTTCTACGTTGTCGGATTTGTCTCCGTCAATCATTCTGAAATTAATGAAATTGTGTGGGTGAATACCAAATTCCTCTACTACTTCTGGAATATTGTAAACTTTCTTTTTAGATGGTGAATATACACTCACATCTTTATTTACCAATTGAAGGAAATCCTTATCCGTACTCATTATCACAACTTTTTCGTTTTCTTGTCTTAGGGTTGTAGCAATATACGCAATAACATCATCTGCTTCAATTCCATCGTAAATCATAATTGAAACAGGTAAAGATGAAAGTAATTCACCCAATGCAGACATTTGTCTTTTCATTGATACACCTTCTTCTTCAGGATTCATTTCAACGGATGCGGCACGATTTAATCTCATTTTGATTTTGTTCTTACCTCTTTCAGATTTGTATCCTCTGTATATTTCTTTTCTACTTTGTGAACCACCTTTACCGTCAAATACTACGATAACTCTTGTGGGGTTAATTGTACGGATTGCAAAGCCGATACTTTTTAAAGTACCGACTATGCCTCCAATATGGTCACCATTATCATTAAGATTAGGTGCTGTTGACCAAGAACGAATGAAGGTATTAAGACCATCAATTACTAAGGTTTTTGAGTTCCTATGTAGGTCTCCAAATCCTTTATGTTCTTCATCTATTTCTTTTAGTATATTTAAATACTTCTTATTAATCTGACTCATTTGCTTCGTCCGTTGTAATTTCAACTTCCTCCGATGCGGAATTTTTGTATTGTAATATTGTTGCCTCACAAATCCTACGGTAGATTTGGTCTTTTAGTTCTTCGTTCTCTAACATCTTAGCGAAATCTTTTGATTGGAACTTCATAATTTCACCACTATCGGTGTCAATGTATTCATACCATGCACCGGCTTGCTTTACGATTTTACCATCTTTCATAACTGCTAACCAACCACCATAGTTATCAATACCTCTGTCAAAGAAAATGTCAAAGTCTGCGTGTCTCAATGGTGGGCCCATTCGGTTTTTGATAACCTGGCAACGAACTTTAATACCGACAATCTTATCACCCGCTTTCAATTGTCCCATATTCTTCAATCTCAATCTAACCGAAGCGTGGAATGCTAATGCCTTACCACCCGATGTTGTCCACGGGTCACCAAACATTGCGTTCATCTTTTGTCTTAATTGATTTGTGAATACTAAAGCGATTGATTGACGACCAATCATATTGGTAATCTTTCTCATAGCTTTTGAAATGATAATAGCTTTGTCGGTTGCATAACCATCTTTATCGTAATCAGCTTCCATCTCTTTCTTTGAAGATGCTGCCGCTACTGAGTCAACTACGATTGTAACCAATCTATCTTTGTCTCCTGTTCTAACCTTTTCAATAATCGTTTCACATGCTTCAAAGATACCTTCAACGGTATCTACCGAAACATATAATAATTTTGAAATATCTACTCCGATTGCTTCCAAGTATTCTCTACTTACCGCAGTTTCGGTATCAATTAATACAGCTACTCCACCTTTGCGTTGTGTTTCCGCAAGAAGATGGGCGGAGAGCAAAGATTTTCCACTTTGCTCTAAACCCGTAATCTCACATATACGTCCAACAGGGAAGCCACCATAAGGTCTATTAGAGATTGCTACATCCAACATAGCATTACCAGTTGAAATCCAATCTTTAACATTGGTAGGAGCATCACCACCTTCATCATTTAGAAAGTAGGCAATTTTACCATCCTTATTTTGTTTGTTTAATGAATCTGCAAGAATACTTGCTAAATCCTCTTCTCTTTTGGCCATTGTAACCTAATTATTAATTGTTAAATAAATCATCAAATGCTGATGCTACATCATCCTTTTGTGTTGGTTTTGCAACTTCTTCCTTTTCCCAAGGTAAGTCACCCATTTCGCCAGTCAATACCGTTCCACCCATATCCGCAGATGGTTGTGTTTGTACAACAGGTTGTGTCTTTGGTTTTGGTGCTTCTAATTCTTCGATGATATCATCACTACCAACTGCTGCTGATGGGTTCAACCAATTTTCTAAAACTGATTTCAATTCAGCGTAAGATAATTCCTGATATAATTCAGTGATTTCTCTTTGTCCTTCCAATAATTGTTGGATTTGTTCAGGTGTATCTGCTAACTTAGTTGTTGCAGGTTTAACTCTGATTGTTGTCGTTGGATAAGATGCATTAGACTCTTCTGCTGACATTACATCTAATACGATATCTCTACCTGTATTTGGGTCTGTAATATCTCCGTAATCAGGGTCTGCAATATAACCTAAGATATCTTGGTAAACTGTCTTACCAAATCCCCAGAATTTAACTCCTTCTGATTCTTTACCTCTTACGATAACTGGTACGAAAGTTCTTAACTTTGGTTCCATTTTCTTACCTGCTTTCCAATCATCCGTATCACCTGTTCTTTTAAGTTTTTCTGCAAACTCAACGATAGGGTCAGGTCTACCAAATGACATTGGACTTAAATAAGTCTTGTTGTTAATGTTGTAGTGAAAGTAAAGTTCAATGAAAGGAATGTCTTTGTTGAACTTGTAAGGAACGATTCTCACTTGAGATTTTCCGTTTGCCGGTTTAAAAATTGAATCCGACTTTTTAGTGTTGTTTTGTAAAGAGCTAAATCTCTTTAATGCCAATGAAATGTCCATTGTTTTTTTGTTTTTAAGGTTTAAAATTTGTTTTAAAGTTGAGGTTTATATCGATATATTCCTATATCTAAATATAACTTTTTCATCTTTTATTACTATAAATATACGACTTTTTTTCCAATTTACCAAATTTATTTTTGGAGGTTTTTTACCTTTCTTTCTAGGTAAAATACCGCTTTTTTGAGGTCTTCCAGTTCTTTTTGAGGGTCTTTTTTACCTGCTCTTGCTACATACTTTACTACATTGAATAAGTAAGCATCTTTGTCCAATCCCCACGCTTCACATACCTTAATTACTTCATATGGATTATCTACACCACCGTAGTGTTGAGGGCCATTTACCATCTCCTTTTGTGGTGCCGGAGGTGTATGTTTAAAATCAGGTAGTAAATCTTCTTTTTTTATTTTTGGTTTTGCTGGCATAGTTATTTGTTTTTTTGAAATGGGTGGTGGTGTTAGTATTTGTGCCGAATATTTTCCGAATCCAAACATAAGTTATTTTTTATTATTTCCAAATTTGATACCACTTTTTCTTTTGTTTTTCAGGTGGTGTGAAAGGACTTGTATTATCCCAAATGTTTACCAATCCACCATATCTTACTTGCATCATCTGCATAAATAACTGATGGTATTGTGGTGGGATTTTATCAAAGTCTGCTTTTATTTCAACATCCAATGAGATACTTCTTGCTTCACCTGTCATTAATCTTAACTGGTCTTTCATCGAAACAATTGTGGTTTGTTTCATTATTAGATGTTTTCCATCACCGATATGAAATTCAGCTTCTTCTTTTTTCTTAGCTACCATAACTTATTTTTTACTTTCCCAATATATTTGTCTTACTTTCTCACCCAATTCTGCGTTATTGGGTGTGTCTAAAATCATTCGACTATTAATGGTGATAAGATTTCTATCTTCACCTAAATAACATTCTCTACATAATTGTCCTGCACCATCCACATATCCATATCTAAAATCGATATGTGTAGTTTTTAGTATTGTAGTTTCTACACCACACATAACACATTTTTCGTAAAGTTCTAATTTTTCCATAACTATACCTTTTGTTTATTTAATTTATTTTGTAATTTTACAACCAATGCGCACGACTCATACTCCTCAAAATCAATAAGGATTTGTAATTGTTCTTCTAAAAGGTCTGTAAATTCTCTACTATCAATTGATAATGTAATAACTATAATCTCTTTAATTAAGACTTTTGCAAAATCAACTCGTTTCTTTTTGGTTCTTAAACCATATGCAACACCTTCTACGATTGCTTTTGCAAGTTCTCGTCTATTTGTTTCGAAAATATCCGAAGGGTCGTTTGCGTGAATTTCAATTGGTTTATATCTTTTTCTTATTGACATAAATCAAATATAAGAAAAATATCTTAATTCACCAAATTTTGAGTATTAAAAGATTTAAATACTTTTGTAGGTATCATTTTGTATCCTGTATTAGAT